GCGATGGCGGATACCGTTTCCAACTTGGGGACCAACCCCACGTCTGGAGCCGGTGCTTTCTCCAACACCGATCCCGGTACTGGACTTGGTGGGTCTGGGTTGTTTGCTGACACCTACAATTTCGATCTTGTCGGCAGTCAAATCCTGACCATTGCGTTCGCCGTTAACACGTTCGCTAACGGTGCTCCGCAATTCATCACCAACTTCACCGGCACGGTGTTCAATGATGGGCCAAACAATGTACCGGGAGGCGGCGATGACTTCGCCGTGCTCGGTCCAGAACTTGCGGTGGCCTGTATCGGCATTCCGAGTTGCCAAGTCTTTGGCGGCTCGGCACTGCTTCCCGGTGGCAGCTACTATCTGCTAATCACCGGCAACGCGGCAGTCGATGCCGGTTATGGCGGCAACCTCAGTACCGCAGAAACGCCACTGCCTGCAGCCGTATGGTTGTTTGGCAGTGCGCTTGGCCTCGGCGGTCTGCTGATGCGTCGTCGCAAGCAGAAAGCGTAATCACGGCCCCGGCGCGATCATTGTGGCAAATCGCGCCGGGTTGAAATCTAATATTGCACTTGCAATTTTCTTGGCTGGTGTTTGCATAAATCTATGCTGGATTTGTATGATAATATTATCACTGCTTTCCTTGCTATCACAGTTATGACAATTGGGATGCGTTTGATATATGGCTACTGGCCATGGCAGAAACGACCAATCGCTGTGCCAAAAGAAAAAATAGCCGACCTAAAGCAAGACGTTGAGAAGGTATTCAGGGAGCAGCTTCCACCATTTTCAGAAGCTGATATGATCAATGAAAAGAAACCACAGCCAGATAGCGAAGAAGGCGTGGCGAACCCGCAAGCTGATGAAAAAGACACGCCCAATTCATGACCGCGTTTACGCACAGGGATATGAGCTGATGGCGTTGCGCGCCAAGCGCCGCACATACATGCAGCACGTCCTGCCCTGCCCGGACTATGGAAAAAAATAGACCGCTGCGGAGGGTGCCACAGCGGTCCAAGTCTTGAGGAAAGAAGGGAGGGGGTTGCTCTCCCTTTGTCGGTGCCAAAAGCCGACTGCGTAAAGGCTCAGCAGCAGTTGCCGTAGCCGGAAAACATCACGCCAAGAACGATGACGAGAATCATTCCGACCACGAGCAAGATGATCTGCGCGTAGCCCAATCTGATCATTTTTTCTTGGATGGTGTTACGTGCGCACCGGTCGGGACCGCAATAACGATCCATCCGGTTGTTGCCGTCCATCCAACTTTTACTTCCCACTTCACATCAGGTGATGTTGGCGGCACCGGCATCGCTATTGGCGGTGTCGGGCGTGGATCGTTCGGACCCCAGATATAAAGCGGAGGCAACCAACCGCCGCTGTCCGGTGGCAACACGATCGGATGCTCCGGGTGTGGTTGCGGTGCTGGTAGACCTTGATCTGGGTGCGTGTCCGGCACACCATATTCAGGGTCAACGGGAGCGCCGGGAGGCAACGGATAAAAGATCGGATGCTCAGGATGCGGAATATCACCGGGCAGGGTGTGGTCTGGATGCGCATCGCTGGGCGCTTCAACTGGAGAGATGACGGCTAGAAAAGGTTTCATGACGTGACTTCCTTTCATCTTGTTAAGAGACAGGTTCCGTAATAGCACTCAGGGTTGTCGCGATAGCTTTGCATATAGCCTCAAATTGCGCATTGTAAACAGCGGCATCCGCGCTGCTGTCAACAAAACAGACTTCGATCAAGACCGATGGCATCGTTGTCTGATTAAGGAAGAACAGATCAGTGCGCTTCTTGGCTCCGCGATTGATGAAGCCGCAAGCCGCAACTGCTTTGGCAATGTGTTCGGCTAGCGTGTTTTGCGTAACATAGAGACACTCGGTGCCCATCGGTGAGGTGGTTTCAACATAGGCATTGAAATGCACGCTTACGTCCAAGTCACGCTCTTCTGAATTATGAAAATCAACAATGGTATTGAGGTTCTCATTCTGGCTTCTGCTTACATCATCATGAAACGTTATCACCTCAATGCCTCTGCTGCGCAATTCCTCGGCCACGCCCTCCACTACATCGCGTGCTTCAGTTACTTCATCCAGAATGCCAACTGCACCGCGCACATACAGCCCATGCCCGCTTGATATAACAATCCGTTCTCCGCTTACTGCCACGCTGCCACGTGACGTATATGGAAAAATGATTTCTACTTCGTCATCAGTTTCAATCCCCAGCGCTTCCATTGCTCCGGGACTCAGATCGGCAACCCGATTAGTATCAATGTGTGGACCCCAATCGGCAGGATAAACCTTGATTGACTTGCCGGTCTTTGTAGAGCGCACCAGCGCCATTTCCTCAAGCAGCATGGACGCTGGCGTAACATCATAGTCCCATCGGCAGGCAACATATGGCACTTCAGGATTCAAGCGACGTGCTAATCCACTTGTGCCTTCAGGTTGATAACTTAAAAATAAATGCGGAGCTGTTTCAATATCATAGATGAATGCCAAGCCTTCACTCGGGGCAACGCCTTCGTCGTTTGGTCCACCAAACCAAGAGCATTTGCCTTTGAGGTTCACTGATAGCTCCCCATCATTGACCTTGTGATCGGGTCATAGCTGCTGCCGCGCGGCGGTCCCTGCCGACAGTCGCGAATGTCCGTGACCAGCTTGCTGATCAATTCGAGTTGCGCCGTATTGCGCTCCTTGGCATTGCTGGCAACCTCGCCGAGAATGTAAGCGGCAAAACCGAGGAAGCCCACGTTGACGATCAGCAGCGCGATTGCCAATGGCGTGGACTTCATCGCCTCGATCGCCGAGCCTGCAACCTTGCCTGTCGTTTCAAGCGGCATGGTGTCACCTCATGGTTGCCACCGCACGACGATCAGGCCGGTACGACCGACGCCGACAACAGAATCACCGCCGCCACCGCCACCGCCACCGTAATAACCGCCCGCCCCGCCACCCGTCATCCAACTGCCGCCGCCACCGCCACCGCTGCCCCACGACCCCATATCAATGCCATTGCCACCGGCTCCGCCATAAGCAGAAGTGTTATAGCCGCCACCACCGCCGCCGCCATTCGTACCAGCGCCGCCATTGACACCGTCAGTACCCGCCGCCCCGCCACCGCCCCAAGCGTAGCTATTGCCGCCAGCACCCGGTCCGGCACTACTGGCGTTGCCACCGCCCGCGCCACCGCCACCGCCGCCACCACCGCCCTCGTGGCCCATTTGAGCATTATATGCTCCGCCCGGTCCACCGTTGCCGTATGGTCCACCAGCGCCGCCGCCGCCGCCAGTATTGCCGCTGCCTCCGTTGTATCTGATCGCACCAACACCGTTCGCGGCATTGCCGCCAGCACCCGGTACAAAATTGATTGCGCCAGTGCCACCGGGCGCGGCCTGACACAGCGTCGTTCCGCTTTGCCTCTGGAATAGTGTGTAGCCACCGGGACCATCGACGCGCACGTTGCAAACTTCGCCGGGAGTGAGCGTGACGTTACTCACTTTTGAGTACGCGCCACCGCCGCCGCCGCCGCCACCGAGCGCGCCATTGCCACCGCCGCCAATGCACTCGATTGAATTATTGGCGTTGTTCCAGTTGGCCGGTACCGTCCATGAGGTCGTACTAGCCCATGCCGCTGCCTGCGCTGCTGCTGCCGCCACCGAGATGTTCGCCGAGCCGGTGATTGAACTCGTTACCGTGTCGGTCGCCGTGACGGTCGTCGTCTGCCCCGTCCTTGGCGTCATCGAAAACTGACCATAACCATTCGTGAGGACGCTGTTGGCTGGCATGTTAGCCGCGCCGTCATTGCAGGTGATACGCACAGTGCCGGAATAATTAGTAGTCGGTTTGTTTGATTCGTCAGCAGCGTGGACTTGAACATTAAATGCGGTGCCTGTCGTTCCTGAGGCCGGGACTTGGACAATCAATTTTGTTGCTGGCGCAGCAATGCCGTAGGCTTTTGTCGGAGGCGTAAAATTCGCAGTCCAGCGGGCTATGCCTTTGCTGATACGGATTTCATCAATCGTGTGTGGCCATTGCTGACCGGTGTATTCACCAATCCGCCCGACCGCGAACAAATTAGCGCTGCTGTTGATTGCACCGCTGATGGCGACATCTGCCACCACCTGTACTCCATCAAGGAACAGCTTGAGTGCATTGCCGAAACGAACAAGCGCGGCATGATGAAAGATTGAGTCCGTGACCGCAGCGCCCCCAGTCACAACGACGTTGCTCCCGCCTTGGGCGACTGTCGCATAAAGCTGGTTGGTGGCGCTCAAGCGTATGGAGAAACTGTGCGTCGTCAGCGTAGCCGCGCTGTCCATCTGCCCAAACATTGTGCGGTAGGTTCCGCCGCCAGCGCCAGCGACATTGAATTGGCACTCAAGCGTGAAGTCGCCGCTGCCCATATTGAAGTCAGCATGTGCCGGATAGGTCAGTGCGCCATTGCTGCCGATGTAAACAGAGCCTGAACCAAACTTGAAATAACCAGCCGACACCTGTGCAATGCCAACGACCCCGGCGTTGCCTCGCTGCTTTGGCGAATAGTCAGTAAAAACGGTGCTGGCGTTTACACCGTTACAGTGCAAGAGCAATACAGTGAAAGCGTCATTGCCGTTCAAATCTGGCGGCGCACCCATCAGTGCCGGTGTGATCCCCGGCAGCATCAGGCAAACCCCGCCGAGAAGGTGCAGACAAGCACGCCCATTGATGCGTTTACTGAGTATGAAATAACATCAAGTGCATTTGGCGTTGCTGTCAGGGCCGGTTTGATCCCACCGGGGAACCAATACATGTTTCCCCAAGACGTAATTGTGCGGCTTCCGGTTGCATCCTGTCGGAGATAAATAAGACCTTTCTGCCCTGCCTTGACATTGATTGGATTTGCCAGCGTTCGACCGGCGGCACCAAGCGTCCAATAAAAATCAAGGCCAAGACTAAAATCCGGCGTGACGGTTGCTGCATCATTTAGTGTTGTAGTCGCAGCCGCACTCCACGCCGCTCCCGGCGTGAGCATCTTGGTCGGCGCGGAGTTGGCGACGTATTCGGCAGCGGTCGCGGCGACCGGAATTGCCGAAGCCGCTGCGCGAGACGTGTCGGTCGGGTGGACGTGATCCTCACGCGCATACTTGACCGCGACACCGACAGCCGCCGCACCGTCCATAATAGGATTGGCAGTCGCAGCGATAGGAGGCGCAGGAACAGCCGCAACAGCCGCGTCAACATAATCCTTTCGCACAGCATTCGCTGCAGCAGGACCGGTTGGCAGCGACAAGTGGCCCGTCATCGTGTCGCCAGCGAGCTTTACGCCAGCGACCCATGTTGACGATAGCCGTCCGTACAGCTTGCCATCTGTCGGCGCTTCCGGCACCGGTCCCGCCGGACCCTGCGGACCTGTCGCGCCGGGATCGCCCTGCGGACCCTGCGGACCTGTTGCGCCCTGCGGTCCCTGCGGCCCCGGCACGGTGCTGTCCGCGCCAGCCGGTCCCTGCGGTCCCGCTGGACCTTCCGGTCCCGGTATCTCGCTCGCCGGTCCCGGTGCCCCCGGCATCCCCGGTACGCCCGCACTGCCACGTGGTCCCGGTATCCCTTGCGGTCCCGGTGGACCAACGTCACCTTCATCACCCTTCGGCCCCATTGGACCTTGTGCTGGCACTTCGATGACGATGACATCGTCAGGGTCAACAAATTCAGTTACCATCAGTCAGCCTCTTGCTGCCGCCATTGATAATAAGATCACGCGAAACCTCGTTCGCCCGCACCATCTCGTTACGGAAGCTTTCAACAGCCGCGCCGGTCTGCCGCTGCATCTGCGAATTTTCAATAAGCAAAAGTGGCATCCAAGCAAGCGAGCAATCCCAATGATCGACCGGCTGGTCGCTCTGCGGATGCTTGCCGAGCACATGAACCCACAGCGGGCACTTGTCGCACACGTCCGACATGGCAGCGCGATGCAGCGGACAGATCAGGTTGTCAGGTCCGCGTGGCTTCTGCACTGTCTGCGGCATCTAGAGTTTCCACTGCGATGTCAATGTAAGACTTCCACGCCGAGATATCGTCGATGGGCTGGTTCGGTTCCTTGAAGCCATCATTTGGATCGTCATCAACAAACTCAATTGCGCCACGTTGCGTCTCAGCATTCCACTGGATGACGTGGACCGCCGGATCAATGTCCGCGCAGTCAACCGGCACGGCCACGCCGTCGATGTAGACCACGTTGTCGGTACGTGAGATGGTTGCTGTTTTCATGGCTCAGTTCTTGGTGGCGATGATGAGATCGACGTAGGCGATGCGGCAATCGATGCCCGCAGCGAAGGCGGCACCGGAGCCAGCCGCGCCGATAATAGTGGTTTGATTGTACGAATAGTTCTCGGCACCGCCGTAAGTCGTGTTTGAAAACGTATCGCCAAAAGCCACAGTTGAACCATTTGACAATGGAAATTGTGCCGGAGAAGTGCTGGCGGAAACTTTCAAAAAATGATTGTGCGACGGCATGTGCGCCGTGCTGAGCGTCACGCCGTCCGTGCTGGTACGACCGAGGAAAGTCGAGAAAGGAACAGAGCCACCGGAGCCGGGAGTGCCGCTGACCACGCGCAGCACCTTGTCGTTGTGCGTCGTCTGCTTGGTCCATCCGGTCGGTGCCGCTGTTTGCTGAAACAGCATCTTGGTCCCGGCAGGAAAGCCGCTTTGAGCCGCAGCAACGGCGGCATCGACATATTTTTTCGAAGCGGCATGAAAGTCGGCGGCAGGGTCACCGGCCAGCGTCAATGCGCCGGTCATGACGTCGCCCGCCTTTGCCACCTTGCTGTTGGCGAGCGCAGTGTCGGCGCTCTGGAACGCTGTCGTTACCGCCGCATCACCGGCATCGACGTATTGCTTCGGTGCCGCGACGAGCGCGCTCCCCGGATCACCCGCGAGCGCCAACGGTCCGGTCATGGTGTCGCCAGCCGGATCGACGGCCTTCACCCATGCGGCGTCCTTCCTGCCGTAGACCTTCCCATCTGACGGACCGTCGCCAAGACCACCGGGAGGACCGGGGTCGCCCTGATCGCCCTTTGCTCCCGGCAAACCCGGAGGTCCGGGTGGACCTATCTGGCCGGTTGCGCCGTGCGGCCCCGGTGTGCCCGGTGCGCCATCGTCACCGCGATCACCTTTCGGCCCCATCGGACCTTGCTCAGGAACCGAAATAATCTTGACACTGGTCATCGCGTTGGTCCAATTGCGTGTGTCAACTTGCCCCTGAAAATGTCCTCGCGCAATCCATCTGGCCGCAGCAAAATCAGACTGTGATAATAATCGCCAGCCTGCATATCAACTGTCTGCTCACGCAGGATGTGAATATTGAAGGTCGTCAATTTGCCATCGACGTCAGGCAGGAAATCAATGTCGCCGTCATCGGTGCTAAGCGACACGAACACTTCAGTGTCCTCCGGACGCTTGCGTATCATCATCATTAGGCCACAACCCGTGAAGTCAAACGGCACGCCATTAATGACCCACTGAAACGCCCGCGAAAAATCGGCGTCAGAGAACGTCATGATCTGGACTTCTGCGGCTTCTGACATGCTGCCTCACAAATTCGCGTAGTAATCTGCAAGTGGATCGGGCGCGAGTTCGCAAACCAGCCAGCGACCGTCACGCCAGACTGGCCACAGACCCTTACCGCAGCGCGGCGGCGGTGTGCATGTTGCATTTCCCGGTATCAACATGACACCGGGAGAGCGCTGGTCACAATCCGTCACATCGAGCGTCTGCTCGCCTGTGTAGGCCCCGCTTTCGTAGTCGAAGCAGAATACTTGCATGTCAACCATCCACAATCAAAGGCACGACCGGCGCATTGCGTGGCCGCGTCTCCTGTCCGACGTTGAGGTTAAGGCTGACACCCGCTGTGAACGCCTTTGGAAAGTCGCCCATTGGCGGACCGCTGTCCAAGGCGTGTGCAAGGCCGCTGACGTTCGGATTGGTGAACATGGCGGATGGCGGGGCTTTGCTTGGGTCCCAAATGATGTTGGAAACGGCCATCGAACCGGCCCCGACGATTTCACCGGTCTGCGAGTTCTGCTGCTGATACAATTGACGCCCCGGATCGACGCCGCGCGCATCATCCCAAAACCGCATGAACTCGCCGCGAAAATCCGGCAACCGGAAAGTTGTTGAGCCGTCACCATACGAGAAACTTGTCCAATACCGGTTGGCCGGGTTTGTCCAATCAGAATCAGCCGCGATACGACCGGACGCAGCAGCGAACGCATAAAGCTGCGGATGCGCCGTGCGCGGCAGGATCGCCCCGTTCAGTTTCAAAGTGCCTGGAAACGCCGCATTGCCAGCCGTCAGAATGATGCTGCCGACCGGACCCAGACCCGAGGCAGGCTTCGGTATCAGACCGAAGAACTGGAACGCACCTTGCGCGGCGGAATAGATCAGCAACATGATCTGCCCGGTCGCAGCATCTCCGCTCTGCAATGGCGCACCGTTGCCGCGCACTATCGGCACCGGAGCAAGTGCGTTTACCTTGATCTGCGAAGCCCCGGTGATGTCATTGGCAAGTCTCACTTCAATGGTAGTGCCCGCGACCAGCGCCGTGATCGCCGGGACGAAATTTGCGACAAGAGAATTAGGCGTACCGGTATCATTGACATATGGAATATTGACGAACGTGTTGGTTGTGGTGCCGCCACCAGCCGCACCGCTCGCGTACGGGTTGAACTCCCAATAACCGGCGTCATTCCAGATCGCCTCAAAGATCACGCCAGCCTTGATGTCATCAGCCAGCAATTCTGCACCGCTCGCGTAACGCAGCGCATGACTGTCGCCGTCCACTACCAGCGTCGTCGCCCCCGTATTGTTCACAGCGCCCTTGATGCGCAGCGGCATTCCCGGCGTCATGGTGTTTGCAATCGGCGGGTCGAATTCTACGGCAACGGCATTTGGCGCGCTGTTGACCGCCAGCGCATAATTCATTCGTTGACTACGCATCGCGTACAGGAGCTGCGCAAGACTGGCATCATCCGGCGTCAGCTTCGCAGCTTCGATGGCAGCGACAATTTCGCGCTGCGGATACTCGACTGCTTCCGCCGGGATGATCGAACCTTGCCGACCTAGGCTTGGGTCGCCATTGATGTATGGAGCATCGACATCTTGAACGCCGTACGGTTGATGATATCGCATCTAATTCCCCTTATGGTGTACCTGCCATTGACCCGCCAAGCTGCAGGCTAGAATAGTCAAAAACGATCTGTGTATGTGCTGGCTTGATACGCTCCAGCAGACAAGGCACTTCCCCAGCCATGCCAATAATGAGATGAGGGTCAACACCAGACTCACCGCCAATCGGCCCTGTCCTGAACCAAGTCAACTTAACTTGACCGACTCCAATGGACCAGTAGAATCTCATTTCTGGTGGTCCAAGATACCAGCGCATGTTGCCGGGTACGCCACCAGAAATTGCCTCGTCATACGAAGTATCGCCGACCTTGGACACGCCGCACATATAAGGAGCATATTCCTTGATCTGAATTTCGTAACCGAGCCACGACATAATCTTGACGAAGAATTCACGGCTCTGGCCACCAAGCAACGTCATCTTCAGCATCAGGATACGACGACGATCCGCCAAGGATTGCTGCGTGCCGAAGAAGCAAGGATCAGGCAGACCCCAATTGCGCTCCCAATCCGCAAACATCTCAGTTGACTTGCGCGGATCAGTTTCTATCTCGAGAAGATCAGCAGCACGCCCGTCAACGAAACCCCAATATTCGCACAGACCGGTAAGCGTGCGGACCAGCGTGCTTTGCGGAAAGCGTGGCCACGCCTCACCCTGCGGCAGCAGGGCAAGCACCGCCTCGACGTAGTCCTTGCCCTTGCGACGGACGTGCTTGTCGTAGTCAGTCATAGATAACGCTTCCCAAAATCCCTATATGACCAACAGATTGCATCACGTCATCTTCATTGTTTGCCAGATGAAAGGAAACGACGCTCGTTGTATTCATGATGGCGTAGCTTTTCCATGCCGCAAAAATCGTTTGACCGGGGGCAGCAAGATTGCGCAACATCAAATTAAGGCTTTGCTCAATCTCAGCCCGCACGCTCTCGGTATCCGGGACGAGTTGGTCAATGATGCAAGTTATTTCCTGCTTGACGGGCGCTACCACGAAAGTATCTTTCACCGCGACCGGACGTTTGCCGTTGATGTAAATTTCCACGGCATCAATGTCTTCCTGAGTAGGAATGCCGTCATTGTCGGCGCGCATATCATCCATCATGAAGCGCACCGTCACAGTGCCGATACCCATTTCACTCGCAGCCCACGCCCGAGTTACTCCCGGCACGGCCAGCGCCCACGCCTCATAGTCATAGGCCGCGCCACCCATCGGCGGCTGCTGAATTCTACGCAGCACGCGTTCACGCAATTGCTCGTCAGTTTCATCATTGACACCGCCATCAATGTCAATGACAGGTGCTTCACTGGTGACGCCAATGATGACGGTTTCCATTGACAAAACATCACCGAGGGCCTTGTTGCCTCCGGCACCGGGATTCAATGCTCGCACCATGGCCGTCACGCCAATGTCACCATTTGCAAAGA